CCGAAGTATCGGAGGAAGCGATGAGCGACCTGTCCCAACTCGCTCTGCTCGCGGCCGGCATCTACGCCGGGGTGCTCGTGTTCCGCGGACTCGTGCGGCTCGTGTTGATGGCGCTGTATCGTCTCTTCCCCTGAGTGGGGGATACGGGCTACCCTTGCGCGGGGGCCCTTTCCTCGGCAAGGCTCAGCCGGGGGGGATGGCAGGGCTGATCTCTGCCGCAGGAGAATCACATGGGCAAGCGCGTTCTCGGTCTCGGCAAACCCGCGGCCGGCAGTGCCAACGGCATCACCGTCTCGAGCAGCACCAACGCCACGCCGATCGTCATCACCCTCGGCGCCGGCCACGGCCTGAAAAACGACGACCGCATCCGCATCACGGGCATCACCGGCAACACCAACGCCAACGGCGACTGGACGCTGTCGAGCGTCGGTTCCACCACGGCGACTCTAGTGGGCAGCAAGGGCAACGGCACGCACGGCGGCACCGCTGCGGTGTCCGTGATCTGCGACCGGACGCCGTTCATGGCCGGCAAGGCCGCGATGGTCGTCTTCACGGCCGGGGTCACCGCGGGCTCGCTCGAGGTGGAAGGCTCCGACGACGGCACGACCTTCGCGGATCTGATGACCGAGACGACCCCGCTCGGCGGGGCGGTGCGCGAGATCGTCCTGAAGCGGTACATGAGGAGTTCGGGAACGTCTACGACCGGCACGGCCGAAGTGGCGCTCGTCGCGCCGCACTGAGCCTCGGGCCCCTTCGGGGGCCCATTCTTCATGTTCGAGACGACGCAGCGGCCAGGGACCGCCTCCCCGGAGGAGCGGGCGGTCGTCGACTACTGGCAGGGCGAGATCCGCAAGACCAAGCTCCGCCACGAGAAACTCGTTGCCTCGATCAAGCGCAGCCGGCTCTACGCCGAGGGCAAAATCCACGAGGACGGGGCGAGCGGGCTGGTCAGGACCAACCTGATCTACGCCACGATGGCGACCCTGATCCCCTACGTCTACGCCAAGGACCCGGACATCGCGGTGGTCCTCACCGACGCGGTGACCCCGGACATTTACGAGGTCTACCGGCGCTTTGCCAAGACCGCGGAGGTCGTGCTCAAGGAAGAGTTCGTCAACCGCGGGCGGCTCAAGAAGCGCATGAAGGCGGCGATCCGGTCGGCTTTCACGTCCAAGATCGGCTGGCTCAAGCTCATCTATCAGCGCGACTACAACCAGGACCCGCTGCTCCGATACCGCCTGAACGACACGCAGGAGAACATCCGCCGGGTCGAGATGCTCGCGCGCGGGGTGAAGGACGGGGACTCGGACGCCGAGAGAAAGCGCGCCGAACTCCAGGCCCAACTGGAAGCCCTCAAGCAGCAGGTCGAGGTCCCGCTCTCCGAGGGGATGGTGATCGACCGCATTCGCGTCGAGGACCTGATCGTCCTCGACCCGAGCATCACCGACTTCGACGAGTACGAGTTCGCCACGGCGCTCGATCACGTGGTCTGGATGACCCCGGAGGCGTTCGATACGGCCTTCGACACGGACGTTTCCCGGCCCAAGGGCGACAAGCCGGAGGGGGGCTATCCGACCCTGTACCTCGATCGCAACCCCGATCAGCAGGGCTCCGCCACGCAGGAGCAGCAGCAGTTCGTCCGGGTTCACGAAATCTGGCACCGGGCCTCAAACACGGTCTACACCATCGCCGACGGCTACAAGCGCTTCTGCCGGGCGCCGTACCAGCCGACCCGCCTCGGGCGGCGGTGGTATCCCTTCTTCGGCCTGGCGTTCTTCCCGGTCGACGGCAGCCCGATTCCGCTCTCGCTCGTGGACCTGATCCTCGAACTCCAGGACGAGTACAACCGGGTGCGGACCCAGTACGCGGAGCACCGGGCGGACTCCCTGCCAGTGCGCGTGGTTCGCAAGGGGGGCAACCTCTCCGAAGAGGACGTGCAGCGCATCCAGAAGCGCAAGCCGCTGGACATCATCGCGGTGGAGGGCACCCCCGGGCAGCCGATCTCGAACGACCTCGGCTTCATCCCGAACGCGCCGCTGGACCCGAACGTCTACGACGTGACGCAGATCCGCAACGACATCGACCTCGTCTCGGGGGTGTCGGATGCCTCCCGCTCGAACCTCATCGACCCGAAGACGGCCACGGAAGCCGAGCTCATCAAGGAAGGCATGATGAGCCGGACCAACGAGATGCAGGACGCGAACGAGGACTGCATCACGGAGATGGCCGACTACGCCCTCCAGGTGTTCCTGCTCGAGATGACCGAGGCCCAGGTGATCCGGGTGGCGGGCCCGGGGGCGGTCTGGCCGCGGGCGAGCAAGGAGGAGGTCTACAACCTCGTCCGAATTCAGGTCCGGGCGGGGTCCACCGGGAAGCCGAACAAGAACAAGGAGCGCGAGCAGTGGATCGCCCTCCTCCCGGAGCTCAAGGAACTGGTGATGACGATCGCCGACCTGCAGGGTCGGGGGATGACGCCGATCGCCGACTCTCTGGTGGAGTTGGCCAAGGAAACCATGCTCCGATTCGACGAGAAACTCGACGTGGAGAAATTCCTCCCGTTCGCCAAGTCGAACGACCCCACCGGCCAGAATCAGGGGCTCGCGGCCCTCGGCCCCCCGGCGATCCCGCCGGAGCAGGTGGCGCAGATGGAGCAGGCGTACCAGGACGCGCTTGGCCAGGTCCAGGCGCTCGAGCAGGCCCTCGCCCAGAAGGAGCAGGAGACGGCGCTCGCACACGAGACCGCGCAGCGGGAGTACGAGGAAGCCGTCGTGAAGGCGCGCGAGGACGCCGCCGCGGAGATCGCCAAGGCGCAGATGGAGGCCGAGCGGGCGATCGCGGAGGCCCAGGCCAAGGCCGCCGCGGACGTGGAGAAGGCCCGCATCCAGGCTGCCGACAAGGAAGCCACGCGCGAGCACGAGCTGGACAAGATGCACCAGGAGCAGCAGGCGCGGATGCGCGAGCTGATCGCCGACAAGATCCTGGGGCTCGCGCTGGCCGAGACCGAGGGCAAGGCCGACCTCGACGTAAAGGGCGCCGCGGCGAAGATCGCAGAGAGCCCGGGCATCACGCCGGAGACCAAGCAGGTCGTCACCGAGACGGCCGAGGAGATTTCCAGGATCGTCGAGTTCCTCAAGGCCAAGCGGCAGTTCGTCCGCAACGCCAAGGGCGACATCGTGGCCGTCGAGATCCAGGGCTTCGGGCGCATCCCGGTCCAGACCGACCAGAACGGCCGGGTCGTTGCGGTAGGCGGCACCGCGATCCCCGGCCTGAGCGAGAGCGCGGTCGGGCGCTACGTCCAGGCCCGCCGCTCGCTCGTCAAGGACGACGAAGGCCGCACGACTGCGGTCAAGATTCAGGACGTGGATGGGGCGCCGATCGGACACGTCCCGGTCCAAACCGACGCGAACGGTCGCGTCATTGCCACCGATGGCGCATCCTTCACCCCCTAGAGGAGCAAATCCATGCCCACCCCCGCCCGCAAGGTGTCGCTCATCAACGTCGCGGACTACCCGCGCGAGAAGTATTCCGCGCACTGGCACATCGTCGTCTCCGGCGGCCCCGAGGAGGGCTACCGCTGGCAGGCGAGCCTGTCGGCCTACAAGCCGGTGGGCTACGAGTGGCAGGGCAAGACGCACAAGGACTGGCCGGCCGGTGCGCCCAAGCCCGACTACCCCCCGGCCCCGAACATCGTCCAGGCCCAGTACCTTCGGATGAGCGAGGCCGAGCAGGCCAAGGTCCGCGCGCAGCAGGAGGCCTGGCGCGAAGCCTGCGCCAAGGTCTACGAGGCCCATCCGAAGGCTCGCTATCTGCTCGAGGAGACCGTCGGGGCGGTGGTGACCACCGATGCGCCCAAGGCGCTCCAGGACGCGCTCGCCAAGGCCGAAGGTTTCCAAGCCCGCAAGGAGGCGCTCGAAGCGATGGACAAGGCGCTCCGGGACATGGCCGACACCGCGGCCCAGACCTGGGTGAAGGGGAAGATGGCCGCCTACCGCATCAAGGAATCCGCGCAGGCCGGCCACGCCCTCACGCTCGGGCCGGCGGGCATGATCTGGGAGAGCCTCGCCGAGCTCGTCAAGCGCCTCTTCGGGCCGCTTCTGATGGCGCTGTCGTACTCCACCACCGTCCGCGACAACCGCCTCAACCAGGTCGTGAACGCGATCGACGGCGGCGCGGGCGCGGGGCTGCTCAGGATCTACGACGGGACTCGCCCGTCGACCTGCGGCACCGCGACCACGCTGCTCGCCGAGATCACCTTCTCCGACCCCTGCGCGACCGTCTCTGCCCAGGTGCTCACCTTCGACAACACCCCGGCCCTCACCGACTCGAGCGCGAACGCGACCGGCACCGCGACGTGGCACCGCATGGTGGACTCGACCGGAACCTGCTGCGTCGACGGGAACTGCGGCACTTCCGGCTCCGACATCAACTTCAACTCGGTCTCGATCTCGTCCGGCCAGACCGTGACCGTCTCGAGCTACACCATCACCGCCGGCAACGCCTAACAACACAGGAGTCCATCATGGCCAAGACCTTCGTCGCGCGCATCGCCCCGGTAGACGCCCAGTTCCCCGCCGGCACTCCGGCGCAAGGGGGCTTTCTCTGGACGCTCTCGGGACCCGTCCCGCAGTCCCAGACCACGCCCGGACCCGAGGCGACCTTCACGGTCGACCCGGGCGAGTGGGTGCTCGTGTGCCAAGCAGTCGACGTGAACG